AAAGAACTTGAAAAACAAACCGGTGATATCTTAGTTGATATCATCGAAAAATCATTAATGACAGGAAGTGTAGTTTATGCCAACGGAACGAATTGAAAGAGCAATTCTTGGTCATCTTATGCATGATGAAGAATATTGCAGAAAAGTTTTACCGTTTTTGAAAGATGAATATTTTCATGATGATACAGAAAAACAAATTTATAAAATTGTAAATAACTTTTTGTTGGAATACAATGCAAGACCGTCAGTTGAAGCATTGAAGATTGAAGTATCAAATCTAAAAGGTCTTACTGAAAAGCAATATGAAACATTACAAGATATTGCAGAGACACTTAAACCCGAAGACACAAATAAAGATTGGTTACTTGACCAGACTGAAAAGTTTTGTAAAGACAAATCTGTATATAACGCTATCATGAAATCTATTACTATCTTTGATGGTAAGGATAAGAACATGAGTAAAGATGCTATACCTCAGATTTTGTCTGAGGCCTTAGCAATCTCATTTGACCCAAATGTCGGTCACGATTATATTGAAGATTATGATAAACGATATGAATTCTACCATAGAGTGGAAGAAAGAATCTCCTTTGACTTAGAATATTTCAACATAATCACAAAAGGTGGTCTTCCAAGAAAAACCTTAAATGTCGCCCTAGCAGGTACAGGTGTTGGTAAATCACTATTCATGTGCCATGTTGCCTCATCTTATTTGTCGCAAGGCAAGAATGTATTATACATCTCTATGGAAATGGCAGAAGAACGCATCGCAGAGCGTATTGATGCAAACTTGCTTGATGTGACAGTAGACCAGTTGGTCGAACTCCCAAAGGCCTTCTATGAAAGCAAGGTGAGCAAATTAAAGGCTAAGACACAAGGTAAGTTGATTATTAAAGAATATCCTACCGCATCTGCCCATGCCGGCCACTTTAAAGCACTTTTGAACGAACTTTATCTCAAAAAGTCTTTTAAACCTGATGCTGTGTTTATCGATTATCTAAATATATGTGCGTCACAAAGATTCAAACACGGAAGTAATGTGAACACTTACACTTATGTTAAGGCAATCGCCGAAGAGTTGAGAGGTTTGGCAGTAGAACATGATGTTCCTATTATTTCTGCCACACAAACAACAAGGTCTGGTTTTTCCAATACTGACCCTGGTCTTGAAGATACCTCAGAATCATTTGGTTTGCCTGCCACAACTGATTTTATGTTTGCACTTGTTTCCACGGAAGAGTTAGAGTCCGCCAATCAGATTGTTGTAAAGCAGTTGAAAAACAGATATAATGACCCTACGAAATACAAAAGATTTGTCGTAGGAATTGATAGGGCAAAAATGCGTTTGTATGACTTAGAAGAATCCGCACAAAAGGACTTAGTAAACACTAACATACCCGAAACTGAAGAAGAAAATGACAAACCAGATTTCTACAAAGGCGCTAAGAATAGAAATAAAAGAGATTTTTCCTCTTTTAAATACTGAGAAGTATTGCCTGAATACTCTTAACGGAGTATTAGATTCTGTTAAACCAAAACTCTTTAACAAACCAGTCGGTATCTCTTATCTTAAAAGGGTGATTAAAAGCGCCCTTAAAGACTACAAAGTAAATTTTAGGACATATGAAGACCTAAAAATTGACAGCAATCATTTTGTTGTCACTGGTTGGTTTATTCCTGAAGAGGATGATGACGATGCAGACATTAATCCAATTCAGTTAAATTGTCACATGAAAGCAGATTGTGATGTTGTTGAATTCGATACCGAAGACAGATGGCACATGTTCAAGTTTAGAATTATTCAAACTCTGATGCATGAGTTAATTCACCAAATTCAATATCAAATTCGTGACGGTGAAAATATCGATGGTCGCCTTTGCTATCGCAGTAAAGAATTGCGTAAACGCAGAAAAGAATACCAAGAATACTTGGGCGACTATGATGAGATTCAAACTCATTCTCACGACCTATACATGGAGATGAAACAATATTATCCAGGATTGACTGTAGATGAAATTTTCTCATTGCCGTCAACTTATTTCACTCCAAATGATGTAACTACTCTGTATTCATATTATCGTGAATTCAAACATAATAAAAAAGTAGCACCCATCAAAAAACTAAAGCAATTCACTAAAGAATGGCACGAATTCTACGCCAATAAATAATGTAACAAACTGTTGTATTTTTACAACAAATCGGCAAAAAAGACTTGACAAATCGTTTGCCGAATGTTACACTTAACCTATAGCGTAGAAGACCATGATACAGACACTTAAAACCTACATCAAAGAACAGAAGAACACCCACATGGAACATGTGGAAGATGAAATCTTCAATAATGGTGTTGAAGGAACTCGCAAAGCAATCAATTTTTTGCGTGATTTGCGAGACATGCTTGCAGGTCATTCAAAATCAAAAATTGTATCTACTGTAAAATGGGATGGCGCTCCTGCGATTTTTGCAGGCATTGACCCTACAGATGGCAAATTCTTTATCGCCAAAAAAGGCGTATTCAATAAAAATCCTAAAGTATACAAAACTAATGCAGACATTGATGCCGACACTTCTGGCGATTTGAATGCCAAGTTTAAAGTAGCACTATCAGAATTCAAAAAACTAGGCATCAAATCCGGTGTCTATCAAGGTGATTTGATGTTTACCAACGACAAAAAAATCGAAACTATCGATGGTCAAAAATACATCACCTTTCATCCAAACACAATTGTCTATGCTATTCCAGCAGATACCCCTCTTGCAAAGAAAATTCAAAGTGCAAAAATCGGTGTTGTTTGGCATACAGTCTATGAAGGAAGCACCTTTGAAACAATGTCAGCATCATTTGGACAGTCTATTGTTTCAAAATTCAATTCAGTTTCTAGCATCTGGATGTGTGATGCCACATATCAGAATGTCTCAGGAACCGCAACATTCACAAAAGCAGAAACAGACGAAATTACATCAAGTTTGTCAGAAATTGGTCGTATTTTTCAGTCTGTGCCTGCCGATGTTATAAATAACATAAGAGATAATGAGAGACTAAAAGCATTGGTGAAAGAATATAACAATTCTATCATCAAAGCAGGTAAAACAATTACCAATACTAAGTCTCACACAACAGGTTTGTTTCATTATATTCATGACAAGTTTCAATCTGAAATTGACAAGTTGAAAAGTGAAAAAGGTAAGACTTCAAAAACGCAAGAGCGTGATGAGGTTCTAACTTACTTCACAAAGCACAGTCAAAGTGACATTGCTAAAGTGTTCGACCTTATGAACATGTTGGCAAATGCAAAACAAGTGATTATTAATAAAATGAACTTGGCAGGTCATATCCCGACATTCTTGAAAACGAAGAATGGATTCAGAGTTACAAATGTTGAGGGTTTTGTTGCTATCGATGAATTGACTGGCGGTGCCGTCAAACTAGTTGATAGAATGGAATTTAGTTATGCGAACTTTTCGCCTGATGTGATTAAAGGTTGGCAACGATAAGCAACCAATGGATAACGGAGATTAAATGAAAAATTTTAAAAGTTTTGTAGCACAGATTCAAGAAGAAAAATCCAAATCGGTTGTATTTGCTTTTGGCAGATTCAATCCCGTAACTATTGGTCATCAAAAACTTTTTGAAAAAGTCGCATCAATTGGTTCTTCAAAAGACCATCATGTTGTCTTTGCGTCACATTCGCACGACAATAAAAAGAATCCCCTAAATCCAAACGACAAATTAAAATTCTTGCGTAAAGCATTTCCAAAGAACAATGTGGAATTGACTAGTCGCACAATGCCTAGCACACTTCAAATCATTGGTCATCTATACGATAAAGGTTATCGTGACATTACAATGGTTGCTGGTAGTGACAGAATTTCAGAATTCAAAGCACTTGTTAAAAAGTATAACGGTGTAAAATCTACACACGGTTTCTATGATATTAAATTTGATGTTGTATCATCTGGTGACCGTGATGCTGATTCTGAAGATGCCTCTGGTGCATCTGGAACCAACATGCGTATGTATGCAAGAAATGATGATTTCACATCATTCAGAAAATATACACCTGCATCATTAAGCGATGCAGACGCTAAAAAAATATTTAATCTAGTTAAAGGAAATTTAACTGAATTAGCATCACAAGAAAATTTAATTTTTCCTAGTGAACAAATTAGAGAAAAATTTATTTGTGGTGAAATTTTAAATCCTGGAGATACTGTTCGTGATATCTATGAAGATATTGAATATGAAGTTGTATCTAGAGGAACAAATTTTGTCAAAGTAAAAGACTTCAATGGTAAGGTCCATAAAAAATGGGTCTCAGATTTAATTGAAGCGAAAGATGAATCAATTGAAGAAGGTTCTACTCCAGTCTATGATACCTACATCAAAGGTGGTTCTACCTATGGTGATATTGTTAAGAAATATGGCGCCAATAAAGTAAAAGAAATTATTAGAAATCTAACTAAAGAAAGAGATTCTCTAAGAAAACATTCTGGTGAGTGGGCAGGTCCTGCACATCTAAAAGACCATGATTTTGCTATTCGTGGACTAAAGAAAAGCATAGGCGAAGAAGTAGAAGAACTAGATGAAGGTCGCCCATCACAAAGACATCCCTTAGAAGGACATGAGTATCACAAAAAGACCGATGCTGAATTAGAGTATATTGCTAAAGACGCACACAAAGCGGCAGAGGCAATGAAAAGTCATAACACAAATGCAGAAAATAAATATCGTGACCAAGCAAACGATTCCGCAACTGTTCGTTATTGGAGAAAAAAGAATGGTATGCCCGATTGGTATAAAAAGAAATATGGACATATCAAAGAAAATCGCAATCGCTATAAAGAGTTGTTTGGTGAAGAAGAAGAGCGTTGTGCGTTCATTTCTAGAAAACAAATTGAAGACCTAGAAAAATTTGCAGATAACTTGCTTGATAGATTTGATATTGATATTGAATTCACAAAACATTTTAGTGAGCGCATGACAGATTCTCGCAATGTGCCATGTATTAAAGTTAATGAATTGCAACAATTATTTAAAAAGATTGCTAGAGAACAAGGCAATAAAGTTAAGCGTTTAAAAGGCAATGAAGGCGTATTAAAAGATTTACAATATAATTTGAATTTACCTATTGTCGTAAACTATAAGAATGATGAGTTTGAAGTTGTAATGAAAACAATCATGCGTAAAGCAAATTTTAAAACATCTAATCAAACTGTAACTTACGAGTCCAAAGAATGACCGAAATTTCAAAACAATTAGACGAAGGCGTTTACGATAAAGGAATTTTCAAGGCAGTATTTTTTGCTGGTGGTCCTGGTTCAGGTAAAGACTTTGTTCTTCACAAAACTGTTGATGGGTTAGGTTTTCAAGAAATCAATTCAGATACAGCATTAGAATTTTTGATGGACAAAAATAATCTAGATAAGAAGATGCCCGATAGTGAAAAAGCAGAGCGTGAAGTTGTTCGTGCTAAAGCAAAAAACATTACAAAAATGCGTGAGACACTTGCATTACAAGGTCGCAAAGGAATTATTGTTAACGGAACTGGTGATGACCCCGCAAAGATTAAAAAAATTAAAGAGCGTTTAGAAGAATTGGGTTATGACACTTCTATGATTATGGTGAATACCCGTGATGAAGTTTCAAAGCAAAGAAATATTGAGCGAGGTGAGCGAGGCGGCAGAAGTGTTCCAGAAGACATTCGCAAAGAGAAATGGGATTCGGCGCAAGCAGCCAAAGCAGAATTTGCAAAAATTTTTGGTGACAATTATGTTGAATATGATAATTCAGATGACTTGCGTAAAGCGCCACCAGAATTAGTTAAAGCAAAAGAAGATGAACTGTTAGGTATTTTTAAAGGTATGCAGAAATTTGTATCTGCAAAACCAGGAACAACAAAAGCATCTGATTGGATTGCAAAAGAGTTAGAGAAAAAAGATACTTCTAAAGCAGAACCAACAGAACCAGAATCAAAAGATGGTGGTGAAGAACCAACTAAAGATGCAAAGGCCTCACAAGAACCTCAAGATTCAGAGGCCGCAAGAGAGGCAAAAAAACTTGGATTAATTTATCAAGGTTTTGGTCGATATGGAGTTCAAGGAAAAACAACGCATCGTGTTGTGGGTGGTCAATTAAAACAATTACAAAAAGAGGAAGTTGAAATGACAGACGATGAACTCAACGAAAGACCAATGACAGATGATGAAATGAAAAAGCGTGAAGAAATTGTCAAGTCTATGAAAAAAGATGGCGGCATCGCAGACTTCAAAAAGCGTTACGGTGACCGTTGGAAAGAAGTAATGTATGCTACAGCAAACAAACAAGCAATGAAAGAAGATTTGCGTAATTGGTTTGACCCAAAACATCCAGAAGGTGGTTGGAAAAGAGTAAACTCTTCAGGTAAAGTTGTGGGTGACTGTGCAAGAGAACCTGGTGAGCCAAAACCAAAATGCATGTCTAATTCAATGAGAGCATCTCTCTCTAAAAAAGAAAAGATTAGCGCAGTAAGAAGAAAAAGAAAAGAAGACCCAAATCCAGAGAGAAAGGGTGAACCAATAAATGTTAACGCAAAGGTTGAAGAAGATATGAAAAAATTAAATACTTTTGAACAATGGTCACAAAAATATAAAGACAGCATTGATTGTAACAATCCAAAAGGATTTAGTCAGAAAGCACATTGTGCAGGTAAAGATAAAAATGAAGAAGTCGAACAGATTGATGAAAAAAATGTTCCAACAAATCCAAAACTTTGGGCCAGAGCGATTGCACTAGCAAAATCTAAATTTGATGTTTATCCCTCTGCATATGCAAATGGATGGGCTGCTAAGTGGTATAAAGGCGAAGGTGGTGGATGGAAATCTGTTGCTGAAGAATTAACAGATAAACAAAAGAAACATTTAGATGTTGATAATGACCTTGATATTGATAAAAAAGATTTTGAAAAATTGAGAGCGAAAAAAGAAGAGTTAACACCTAAACAAAAAAAGATTGACTTCAATAAGAATGGTAAAGTTGATGGTCAAGATTTAGCAAAGTTAAGAGAAGAAGATGAGTATGATGATTCAGGTATGGCATATGATGAAATGGAATCAATCAAAGCAAAAGCAGAAGAATTGTGTTCACAGTTAAACAAGATGAAAGGACAACAGTTACCTTCTTGGTTAGCAAGCAAAATCACAAGAGCAGAAGAAAGCATTAGCACAATTTATGATTACATGATGTTTGGTATGGAAGATGAAGAGCAAGATGACTATCAAGGAGAAGAGTAATGTCTGATTTCAAAAAGTTAATGGAGCAAACTTCAAGAACATCTTTAGAAGAGAGTGTTCCTGGTTATTTTGAATTGAAAGATAAGATTGCTAAATTAGAGAAATCTGGCATTCGTGTTAGTGATGTTAAGCATTCATCTTCACAAGCATCATATGTAACTGTTGACGGTGAAGGCTATAAAAGAAAATATATTTTTACTTCTTCTGGAACTAAAGTTGAAAACATGGGGCAAGTAAAAGTTAAAGACGATGATGAAGATGAACCTAAAGCAAAATCAGGTCGTGGTCGCCCAAAGAAAGTTAAAGAAGATTTTAACATCGATGAAGAATTAGATGGTGATAACATTAGTGAAGAAAACGAAGAATTATCTGATGATTCTGAATTAGCACAATTAGTAAAAGATGCAGGTATTGATATCAAAGATGTTTTATCAATCAGCGATACTGATTTTGAAGCAGAGATTGAGGCAATTGATGATTTCGAAGATATCGAAGACCTTTATGATGATGAAGAATTTGAACAAGAAGAAGGTGATATTAGCGAAGTGTTAAGCACACAAGCGAGAATGAGAAAGGCACAGCAAGCAAGACGCAACAAGTCTAAACTTCAGTCTCGCAGAAAGTTGCAATTAAAGCGCACATCAACACCACAGCGTTTAGACATGAAGGCAAGACGCCAAGCAATTCGTTTGATACATAAAAGAATTTTAAAAACTAGAGACTATTCAAAATTGCCTCCAGGAGAAAAGGTTCGTGTTGATAAGATTGTTCAAAGATTAAGACCAGTTATTAATCGTATGGTTCCTAAACTAAGACCAAAGATTAAGAGTGCGGAACAACAAAGAATTCGAAATGCAAATAAACCAAAATGAAAAAATTTAAAGACCACCTATACGAAGAGGCAATTCTAAATGCTATTGCATGGCATATGGAAAATGCACCACTACACGAAAGTATTTTTAGAGTAGGTTCAGAAAATTATTTCAAATTATGGCGCACCGCAAGAGCATTATATAATGAAGGTGCAATCGCTTATAATGAAAAATGCACAGATACATATCTATTAGAAGAAACAGATATTGGTGAAATTGCAGAATATGAAGGTCATCATGTTCCTCTTGATTGCCCCATGATTGAAGAAGAAGACGAAAAAGATATTGAGTTAGGTAAACCAAAGCGTGGTGGTCCTAAAAAGTTTTTTGTTTATGTTAAAGACCCATCAACAGGTAATGTCAAGAAAGTTACTTTTGGTGATACTACAGGGTTGAGTGTTAAACTTAATGACCCCGAAGCAAGAAAAAGTTTTGCGGCGAGACACCAATGTTCAACACAAAAAGATAGAACAAGTGCCGCCTATTGGTCATGCAATTTACCTCGTTATGCTAAATCATTAGGACTATCTGGTGGCGGAAATTTCTATTGGTAAACCATATCAAGAGTTACTTGGTGATGGTTATAAGATAAGAAACTTTTTTGATAATGTGGATGATGCTGAACTAGTGTGGCATCGTGACAGAGAAAAAAGAATTGTCGAAGTCATTGTGTGTGACAGTTGGCAATTGCAGATGGATAATGAACTTCCTTTTGTAATGCAAGAGGGTTGTGAATACGAAATACCTGCGATGGTTTATCATAGAATTATCAAAGGTAAAGGCATATTAAAATTAAAAATAAAGGAAGATAAATGTCATTCGAATTCGATTTTACAGAAGAAAAACTAGCAAAAATTATTCCTAATGCCGCCTATGGCGTCAATGTTTGGTTTAACGAATTAACTGAGTTACTACCAGTTTTTGAAATTACTACAGTTGGTCGTGTTGCCGCTTTTATTGCACAGACAGCGCACGAATCAGGTGGGTATAGAGCATTGGCAGAAAATTTAAACTATTCAGCAGACGGTTTAAATAAAATTTTTCCTAAGTATTTTGCAAATGCTGGTCGTGATGCCAATCAATATGCAAGACAACCAGAAAAAATTGCTAATGTAGTTTATGCAAATCGCATGGGTAATGGAACTACTGAATCTGGTGACGGTTGGAGATATTGCGGTAGAGGTTTGCTACAATTAACAGGTAAACAAAACTATTCTAATTTTGCACAATATGCTGGCATTGCTGTTGAAGAAGCACCTGGTTATATTGAGACACCAAGAGGTGCAGTTCATTCAGCATGCTGGTTCTGGTTTTCAAATGACTTAAATACTTTCGCCGATGCAGGAGATTTTGTCGGTATGACAAAGCGCATCAATGGCGGAACAATTGGACTTGATGACCGCATCAAGCATTACAACGAGGCTGTTCATATTTTTGGAGCATAAAATGAATCTTAAAAAGTTTTTAGTAGGAATTAATGTTGTCATTTGGTCTTTTGTTGGTTATCAGGTTGCATATGCAGAAACAAAACCTGCGCCTAAAGTAGATTGCACACAAAAGAAAAATGAAGGCAAGATTGAGTGTAAAGCACCACCAAAGTCTGATGCTAAACCAGAAATTAAAAAACCTGAAAAGGTTCAAAGAAAAGCGCCTGCTGATGTAAAGAAAAAAGCAGACGCCAATAACAAATAAGGAAACATAATGTCACAATTGCAGAGCATTCTAGAAGAGTTGCAAAATAAACAGAAAATTGAGCAAGGTAGATTGCCTAAGATTTTTTGTGACATGGACCAAGTTCTTGTCAATTTTATGTTGGGTGCTCAAGAAATATTGGGTGTTCCTTTTAATGAATATCCAGGAGAGAAAGAAGAGAAGTGGCAGAAACTAAAACAAGTAAATGGTTTTTGGGCAAATCTTCCAATCATGCCTGATGGTATGTTATTGTGGAAATATATTCGTGATTTTGAACCTGCTATTCTTTCAACACCATCACGCAGAATGCCTACATGTAAAGTAGAAAAGATTTTGTGGTTAAGAACACATTTGCGTTTTGTTGGTGAAACTCATATTGTAAGAAGACAAGATAAAAAGAAATATGCTGTTACTGATGACGGATATCCCAACTTGCTAATAGATGATTATAAGAAAAACATTCTAGAATGGGAAACAGCAGGTGGGATTGGTATTCTTCATAAAGATACATTATCAACAATTAGAAAATTAAAGAATTTGGGATACACTAAATAATAGACAGACCTAGAAATGGTGATGTTAGATAATAATAACATTACATCTAGTTAATTTAAATAGGAGAAAAAAATGGCCGACCAAAAAATATCACAATTAGTTGCCGCTACGGCAGCCGCAGCCGCTGATTTACTAAGCATTGTTCAAGGCGGAACAAATAAAAAATTAACATTCGCAAACTTGTTTAACAATATCGATGGTGATGTTGCATTAACTGGTGTTTTATCATTAAAAGGAACACCACAGACATTGACAGCAAGTGGTGCAGTTAGTTTGACCACAGCAATTACTCTTTTCACTCCAGCAGCTTCTCTTGCCGCAACATTGGCAGACGCAACAAAAGAAGGTCAAGTTAAAGTTCTTGTTCAAACAAATGCAACAGCAAACACAGTAGTAACACCAACAACACCATCAGGTTTTACTACACTAACATTCAATGCGGCTGGTGATACAGCAACATTAATTTGGACAAACAGTAAGTGGAATATTCTATCTGTAAATAGCGTAGCAATTGCATAATTGAAATAAATGGAATTTGAATTGAACGAGAGAAACTTTCTTCTTTACGCAATGCATAATTATGAAAACCCGCAATGTGTAAATATAGAAGAGTTTCATGAAGATATACAGAGGTTAAAATATTTAAAAAGATTATTTAAAAGATTTGAAGAAAAAAGCGAAATCAAAGAGCGTTTAATTTTAAATCATTTAGTAGTCTTAGGTAATGTTTATAAACCTGAAACATTGAGAAAGATTCTATTCTTTAAGATAGAAAAGGAGCACTGGCCGATGTTAAAAACATTTCTTTGCTTTTTGAATCTTATGAGTGTAGAAGACAATGAAAATATTCCTTTACATGTAGAAACAATTAAAACTTTAAGAAATATCTAATATGGGTAGACTGTTTGACCAACTGTTAACATTCAGAATCCTTAAACTTCTTACAACGAAGTTTGAGGATACTCCTGCATTTAAGGCAGGTTTAATAGATGCAACAGGTAAACCACTCAAAGATATTAATACATTAACAAGTGCCGAGCAGATTGTTTATACTGCATTAGACAGATTAGTTTTTAGATTAAAAAGATTATTAACTAAATATTATCCTCAGTCAAAACAAAGATTATCATCCTTTGCAACAGCATTATATTTAATTAAAGAACATTCTGATTATTCTGATTTGCTTGATGATGAATTTTTAGAAGATGAGATTGAAGAATTAATGATAGATGACGATATTCTTATTGAAGAGATGTTAGATGTTGGTTTATACATAAACAATTTAGGATTTTTATCACCATCTAATTTTTTAGTTGAGAATGGTGTTCCAGCAAACGCAGTTGGTTCTGGTGGTGTTGATTTGGAACCAAAAGCAAGTGCTGGACTATTAAGAAGAAAAGTAAAAGTCTTTAATGTTTCAAATAACTTGTATTCTAAATTTATTGCAGGTAAAAAGAAATATACTCGTTGGTCAAATTATATTGATATGACTAATGAAGGTGATAAAGAACTCTATGATTATGCTAGAAAAAATCATCGTGCTGTTATAATTTTACAAAATTCAGATAACGGCTTAAAAAAAGCAATCAGATTCAATCGCTACGGTGGTGGGTCTTGGCATAAAATAGGAAAAAATTAAATGTCAATAGAGACTGAAGTTGAATTACTGAAGAAAGATATTGCTCAAGTAAATAATATTATGGGCAAGTTGGATACCGCTATTGAGAAAATGAGTGATGTTGCTTTAGGTGTAAGACAAATGCTTGCTGTTCATGAAGCAAGATTGGCACAAGGTGATGCAATTCACAAAGAACTTTTTGATGCCATCGAAGACCGAAGAAAAGAGACAATGGATAGATATGAAAATCTACATGTCAAAATTAGTCAAGTTAAAAAAGAGTTAGAGATGGAAAACGAAAAGATAGAAAAAGATATTCTAAAAGAATTAAAAGAGATGCGTCATGACCAGGAAGCACAACATAATGCCATGCTTTCTCGTATTGGTGATTTAGAAAATTGGAAGTGGAAAGTCGTTGGACTTGCCGCAGGCATTGCTTTTATCTTCAGTAACTTCTCAACACTAACCAAAATTCTCGGTGGTTAACTCTTGACATTTAATTAAGTCTATTGTATAGTTGTGTAATCTCTATACAATGGATATGCTATGAGTTTATATGTTGATATCAAATACCTAAATGAAATCTCTTTTCGCTTACAGAAGTTTGCGAAGAAAGGTTCATATCTATTTAATTTCCGTTGCCCATATTGCGGAGATAGTTCCAAAAGTAAAAATAAAGCAAGAGGTTATGTTTACAAAGTAAAAGGTACCATGCTTTTTAAATGCCATAACTGTGGCAAAGGAACATCATTTGGGGCGCTTTTAAAATATCTAGATACAGAGAAGTATAAACAATACATCATGGAGCGTTTCACCAACGGAGAAACGAAGAGAACAATGCATGATGAACCGGTATTCGATATACCGAAGTATGAACCAAAGAAGACTTTCGCAGGTCTAAAGAGTATTGCCGCACTTAAAGATGACCATCCCGCTAAACAATATGTGGTCAATAGGCAGATTCCTGAAGAGTATCACGCCAAACTCTTCTTTGCACCAAAATTCTTTTCTTGGTGTAACACACAGATTCCAAATAAGTTTCCAGAAATCAAGGAAGAACATCCTCGATTGATTATTCCTTTTTATGATGATGAGGGTCAAATCTTTGCGTTTCAAGGTAGAGCATTCGGTAACGAGATGCCTAAATATATCACACTTAAACTTGATACAACAAGAGATAAGGTTTATGGTTTAGACACCGTGGATTTTACTAAAACTGTATTTGTTGTTGAAGGACCGATTGATTCAATGTTTCTAAATAATTCAATAGCAATGGCGGGTGCAGATATGTCACCTAGTGTCAATGCTGATTATATTTTTGTTTATGACAATGAACCACGCAATAAAGAAATTGTTCGTAGCATGGAGAAAGTTATAGACGAAGGTTATGCAATATGTATTTGGCCAGAAACAGTTGAACAAAAAGATATTAATGATATGATTCTTAACGGCAAAACAAAACAACAAGTTGCAAGTCTAATTCTTGAAAACTCCTATAAAAATTTAGAAGCAAAAATGAAAATCTCAAGCTGGAAAAAATGACAAAGAACATCTACGAACTAATGGATATTTGTAGAGAATTAACAAAGAGTATTAGACACTCTGAGGGCAGTCTCTTTGACCATTTGTTTGGATGTTGGAAGTTAGCAATGAGAAAAGGTTATTCTGATGATATTTGTGTTGCTTTATTACTTCACTCAATATATGGAACTGCTTCATTTAAAATTGACAGTTTAGAAAGTAGAGAAACAATAAAACAATATGTTGGTGAGCATATCGAAAATCTTATATTTCAGTTTTGTAATTTACCTAATAGAGCGGAGATGTTGTTAGAATACTCTTGGCCAGATGAAGAGTTGAGATATAAACTTGCACAAATGGATTATATTAATATTCTTGAGCAAAAAAATAGATTCCCTGTAGAGATGCAGGATGAAATAAAAAATGTAATTGAACTATATGAAAGGTTTTTAAATGAGCGTAAAGTTAATTAGTTATACACAACCAGCACCAGACTTTAACGAAAAGATTGAAGACGCACAAGACTTAGTTGCTTATTGTGCTAGAGTATCAAATCCAAGCAATCAATTAAATACAGAGAGTGCAGACAAGTTAATAGGTTATCTTATTAAGTGGAAACATTGGTCACCATTTGAAATGGTTAGTGCATGTTTAGAGATTGATACTACAAGAGATATTGCAAGACAAATTCTACGCCATCGTTCTTTCTCTTTTCAAGAATTTTCACAGCGTTATGCTGACCCCACAAAAGATTTAAATTTTGTTGTTCGTGAAGCAAGACTTCAAGACGAAAAAAATAGACAAAATAGTATTGAGACTGAAGATAAGATGCTTCAAATCGAATGGGAACGAGCGCAACAAAGAGTAATTTATGCGGCCAAGAGAGAATATGAGTGGGCGATTGAAAATGGTATTGCAAAAGAGCAAGCGAGAGCAGTTTTACCTGAAGGACTAATCCAATCTCGCATATATATGAATGGAACTATCCGTTCATGGGTTCATTTTATTGAAACCCGAACTCACATCTCTACACAGAAAGAGCATAGACAAATCGCTAATGAGTGTGCATTTGCTATTGCTAAAATTTTCCCTTTGATTCAGAATTTCAATTGGGAACAAAAGTCGAATTCTTGAAAAAACAGAATTTATACATATCAAACACAAGCAATAATGGAGTGAAAATTGTTCATCGAAACCGTCTTATGGACACTTAGTTTTGTCCCAATTTGGGTAATTCATGCAACACTTTTTGCTGGTGCAGGTTTGTTTGTAATCACTACTATTGCATCACACATCCCATTTATAAAAACATATGCAATGATTTTGAGACTAATCTCAATCATTGCCATTGTCATTGGAATTTACTTGGAAGGAGCATTAGGTTTTATTCAACAGCACAAAAAAGCAATGGATGAATTAAATGCGAAAATCAAAGTGGCGGAACAACAAGCAGATGATGCCAACAAAAAAATTAAAACAAAGATTGTAGAAACAGTAAAAATTATCAAGGACACAACAAATGCAAATGTTCAAGCGATTCGTGAATATGGTAGCGATAACTGTAAGTTGTCTAATGTTGGCATCATGCTCCATGATGTTGCCAGCCAAAATCAAGTTCCCCCAAGCACCATCGGAACTGTTAGAGGAACCTCCGATGTTGAAACCAATAAACTCATCGAAACCGCAATCGAAAACTACGGAACCTGTTACGAAATGAGAGAAAAACTCAAAGCGTGGCAAGACTGGTATAAAACTCAAAAAGATATTTACGAATCTGTAAAGTAATTATATAATTAGTCTTTGGTCTTAACAACAATAAAAAATTAGGTAAATAATATGGAAGAACATCTTGGCATAAGAATTGATTTGGGGCGTGATAAACTTTTTGATGAACTAGGCATCAAGAGATTAAAAGAAAGTTATATGAGAGAGGATGAGACTAGTCCTCAAGAAAGGTTTGCGTATGTATCAAAAGCGTTTGGGTCTAATGCAGAGCATTCACAGAGACTATACGAGTATTCTTCTAAACATTGGTTATCTTATTCTACTCCCATTCTTTCTTTTGGGCGTTCTAAGCGTGGCCTTCCTATATCATGCTTCTTACCTTATCTCTCAGATAGTGCAGAAGGTCTTGTCGATACTCTATCGGAAGTAAATTGGCTATCAATGTTAGGAGGCGGTGTTGGAATCGGTATTGGTATTCGTAGTGCTGATGACAAAAGTGTTGGGGTTATGCCTCATCTACGCACTTATGACGCTTCTTCTCTCGCTTACAGGCAAGGCAGGACTCGCCGAGGTTCTTACGCCGCTTATCTTGATATTTCCCATCCTGATATTATGCTTTTTTTAGAGATTCGCAAACCAACAGGCGACCAAAATATGCGTTGCTTGAACCTACATCATGGCATTAATATTACAGATGACTTCATGCAAATTATTGAAAAGTGTATGTTGGATAAAGATGCAGATGATTCTTGGCATCTCAGAGACCCACATGATGGCACTATAAGAGAAACTGTATCAGCGAGAGAGTTGTGGCAACGAATTCTTGAAACGAGAATGTTGACGGGCGAACCTTACATTCATTTCATTGACACATCGAATAAAATGATGCCAGAGTTTCAAAAGAAATTAGGTCTATCAATCAAACAATCTAATTTGTGTAGTGAAATTATTCTACCGACTGATAAGGAACGAACCGCAGTATGTTGCTTATCATCATTAAACTTGGAGTATTATGATGACTGGAAAAACGATAATATTTTCCTTCGTGATGTTGCAGAAATGCTTGACAATGTTCTTCAGCATTTTATTGATAATGCACCTGCCCCCATTGAAAGAGCAAAATATTCAGCAATGCGAGAAAGAAGTATCGGCATCGGTGCGTTGGGCTTTCATGCCTACTTGCAAAAAAATAACATTCCTTGGGAATCAGCAATGGCCACTGGCGCAAACATGAAAATGTTTAAGCACATAAGAGCGTATCTAGACCAAGCAAACATATATCTTGGTAAAGAAAGAGGTGAGGCACCAGATGCAAAAGGAACAGGTCAAAGATTCTCACATATGATGGCCATTGCACCAAACGCATCATCTTCAATTTTGATGGGTAATACAAGTCCGAGCATTGAACCTTTCAGAGCAAATGCGTATAGACAAGATACATTAAGTGGTTCTTTCTTAAATAAGAATAAACATTTAGATAAAATTATCAAGGAGAAATGTGATGCCGATTCAAAACTCGACTACCAAGAAATCTGGTCAAGTATCATTGCCAATGACGGAAGTGTCCAACACCTTGAATTTTTGGATGAGTGGACAAAAGATGTTTACAAAACAAGTATGGAAATTGACCAGCGATGGATTGTGGAGCATGCAGCTCACAGACAAAGTTACATTGACCAAGCGCAGTCGCTAAATCTCTTCTTTAGACCAGATGCTCACATAAAATATTTACATGCGATTCATTTTCTTGCTTGGAAGCAAGGATTAAAAACACTATACTACTGCCGTAGTGAGAAGTTAGCAAAGGCCGATAAAGTATCAAAACGAATTGAGAGAGAAGTTATTAAAGAATTAGATTTAAAATCTATTGCAGAGGGAGACACTTGCCTAGCATGTGAAGGATAATATGATTAGTGATGAAGAGTATGAAGAGTTATATAAGTGGACAGAAAATTACATCAACGAAAAGTGTATCATAAGAAAATATGGAATGCCAGGTAAAGCACCTGGCACAAAGTATTCTTGGATATTCTATTTACGAAATGGTTTGTTTAATCATGAATTTTCTTCTGCAATTGCACAGATGTTTCTTTATAAAATTGCAAACGAAGTGGGACATTTTGATTTTCAGATTTGCGGTTTAGAAACAGCATCTACACCAATGCTGGCTACCATACCTTTGGTGGGTCGTATATTTGGTTTAGACATTAACGCATTCTCTATTCGCAAACAGCGAAAAGAATATGGTTTACTCAATTGGATTGAAGGTGTGCCAAATGATAAACCGTGTTTGATATTAGATGACCTCTGTAATTCATCCGTGTCGATGAAGCAGGCTTACGATGTGTTACAAGAAGAAAATCATTCTATTTTCCCTTATTCTTTTTGTATAGTAAATAAAGTGAATAAAAAAATACATGAAAAATTTAGAGTAGAACATGATATGTATTTACCAAAACACATGCAAGTATTATATCTTTATGATTTAGATAATTTTAACCTTTCAGGTCCGTCACATTAAATTAGAAATTTTATTATTAAAAGGATAAATTAAAATGAAATTAGAAGTTCCACAAAAATGTGTAGGTAAAATTTCATCAGACTTGACAAATAAATTTTTATCAAGAATCAAACCGGAACATTGGTTAGAAAATACTGCCAGAAATCAAATGGGTAATCTAACACAAACTGAATCAATTATTTTCAGATTTTTTACTGATTATGAACACGCAAAACATGATGATTGGGAAAAACATATTATTAATTTTAAGATGTATGATGTTTATAAAGATTTGATTGATGAAGCAAAAGATGAATTAAAAAAATACTATAACTTTAAAAATTACATGTGCTTTTTAGCAAAATTGATTCCTCATGGTCAAATTGGTCGCCATTCTGATGGTGGTGAATTTCTAGAAACTTGTCATCGTGTTCATATACCACTAAAAACAAATCCTGATGTGTATTATATTATTGAAGGTAAACCTTATTATTGGGAAGCAAATAACATTTATGAATTTGACAACACCAGACAACATGAAGTAATGAATGCTAGCTCTGAAGAAAGAATTCATTTGATGTTTAATTTATACGATTAATTATGTTTAAAACATTAGTCATTGAGAATTTTATTGATGCAAAAACAAGATTTGAACTAAACGAATTTTGTAAGTTACATCATTGGAAATTAATAAACAAATCAACACCAGATGTTAATTATATGTCTTGGGTTCGAATTCTAGAAAATGAATCTGAGTATGCTGATATGATTAAACATATGGTTGAGATTGAAACTAATTTAAAACTTAAAACTGTTCGTTTAAAAATTAATGGCCAAACACATGGACAATGTGGGGTCATGCATACAGACATACACGAAACAAACACAAAAGAAAATCTTACATTAATTCTTTTTATAAATGATTTTTGGAACCCTATATGGGGAGGTCATTTATTGGTGGTTGAAGATAACAAAACGCATTCTTATATTCCAGAAGTTTGCAAAGCAGTAATATTAGATTCAAGTCTTCCTCATGTTGGATTAGAACCGACTAAATGGTGTGAATCAATGCGAATGACTTGGGCTCAACAATTCGAAATTTTAGGAGAATAAATTGGTCAGTAAAGAAAAACATAACTTAATGCAAGAACGAGATTCGTTTAAACCGTTCTACTATCCGTGGGCATATGATGCATGGTTAAAGCACGAACAATCACATTGGTTACATAGTGAGGTGCCTATGCTTGAAGATGTAAAAGATTGGAAGAAGAAATTAACACCAGAACAAAAACAATTTTTAACACACATCTTTAGATTTTTCACACAGGGCGATATTGATGTTGCTGGCGGGTATGTTAAGAATTATCTTCCTTATTTTTCACAACCAGAAGTTCGCATGATGCTTTTAGGTTTCGCCGCAAGAGAAGCATTACATATTGCCGCCTATTCGCATTTGATTGAAACTCTAGGTTTACCAGAGGCAATGTATAATCAGTTTTTAGAGTATGATGCTATGAGACAAAAACATGATTATGTAAAAGATATTTCAAATAAAAACGGAACAAAACAAAACACAGCAAAACATATTGCAGTATTCTCAGCGTTTACAGAGGGTATGCAGTTGTTCTCTTCATTTATTATGTTATTGAATTTTCCACGCCACGGTATGATGAAAGGTATGGGGCAGATTGTTACTTGGTCTATTGTTGATGAAACTATGCATGCCGAATCAATGATTAAATTGTTCAGAACATATATTGAAGAGAATAAAGAAATTTGGAATGATGACCTCAAATCTCAACTATATATCATAGCAGAGCGAATGGTTGAACTTGAAGATAAATTTATTGACTTAGCATTTGAGATGGGTGAGATGAATAATCTGACCTCTGAAGATGTTAAAAAATATATTCGCTATATTGCAGATAGAAGATTAATATCTTTAGGATTAAAAGGTGTATTTAAAGTAAAAAAGAATCCTTTACCTTGGGTAGAAGAAATGATTAACGCACCAACACATACAAATTTCTTTGAAAATCGCTCGACAGATTATTCTAAAGGCGCATTATCTGGTAATTGGGATGAGGTTTGGGGAAAGGCCGCATAAATGAAAAAATTTTTAGCAATTTTATTTTTAATTCCAACATTAGTATTCGCACAAAAAACTCCGCAAGGTGCAACCTATGACGCACAGATTCTCCGTGTTAATGACGGCGATACTGTAGTCATAGCGGCACCCTTTTTACCTGCGCCACTTAAACCTGAACTTGCAGTTAGAATCTACGGAGTTGACACACCAGAAAAAGGATTTAGAGCTCAATGCCCTTCTGAAGATGCAAGAGGAAAAGCCGCTACTGAATTTACAAAAAACGCAGTCGCAAATTCCACTAAGCGTCAAGTTACGCTCTATGCATGGGACAAGTTCGGTGGTCGTGTTCTTGGCGATATATTATTGAATGGTCAATCGTTGAGAAGTGCCTTGATTGCAAATGGTTATGCTAGAGAATATTTTGGAGATGCAAAACAATCTTGGTGTAACTAAGAATGGCACTAAAATTCGATTACGATATTGTAAGCAATCTTTTAATTTCTTTAGGTTACAAAAATCTAAAGAAAATGTCTGCTACTAAAATTGCTGTTCTTACAGATGAGAACAGAGTTAAAGTTTTAGAGAATATTGAAAGTAAAATTAAAGGTTCTAGATATGATACAAAACCATCTGGCGAATCTTCAGTTGGTCGTGTTATTGTAGGACCTATTGCTGTATTAGCAAAACCAGCAGGTAAACAAGGTGGTGCCTCTGCTGGAGTTGGTAATGAATCAATTGTAGTCGATACAATTAATGAGTATACAAAAAAAGGACCAATCAATGTTGTGTTCAAAGGTGGTAATAAATCATTTACAGTCCTCGCTTGTAAGAAAGCAGAACAGGTTGGTGGTGATACATCAAATAGAAAAAAAGCAGACATTAGATTAACAGATTCAAAGGGTAAGATATATCCAATTTCTATTAAAAAAGATGATGCAGAGACTTGGGAATCAGCAGATTCATATTTTAGTAAAGATGCAAAAAATATTATTGATAAAGCAATTAAAGCGAACAAAACAAAATTAGTAAATCAAGGAAGTTATTTCACACTAGAACCTAACATCGCTGTTACAGCAACAGCAAAAGAAAAAAAAGATGTTGTTTTTGGTTCAGACTTATCTCCTGATGGTTGTGTAATTACAAAAACATTTACATCAAGGTCTTTTGATTTGAAAGGTGATACACTAACAATTGATTGTTCAAATATCATTACAGAAATGAAAGATGTTAAAGGTGATAAAGATGTTTATTTTTTAATTCGTAATGATAAAACAAGAAAAAGTATTAGAGAGTATCCTGGCATTCGTATTCTCGCCGCATACAAAAAGAGAATCAATAAAAATGTAGTTATTGTAGATAGGTAAACCATGACATTAGATTATTATAATTTGAAAACTATTGTTGAATTAGCAAAAGAAATTGAGAGTGAAGACCCAATAGATTGGTCTAATTTAAATGTAGATAAAAACTTAGCATATAACATCATAGCATCACAAGTCATAGAGTTGATGAAGCAGAGTGACGATATGATTAAAACAACAATGATAGTTAAATTGATTGTTGAAAATTTTGTGTTACATTTGAAGTTACAGAGATTGCAATGAAAGATAAAATGATTCATGCTCATTTGAATGTTGCTAATGAGTATTCTAAACTAAGTCATGCAGTAAGATTAAAAGTTGGATGTGTGATTGTAAAAGAAGATAGAATTATTTCTATCGGATACAACGGAACACCATCAGGTTGGGATAATGTTTGTGAAGAAGTTATAGAACAACATGAAGATGGTGGTCAAGTTTTGAAAACAAAACCTGAGGTGCTACATGCTGAACAAAATGCAATTGCTAAATTGGCGAAGTCTAATGATTCTGGTCTTGGTGCTGATATGTTTATCACTCACGCCCCATGTGTTGATTGTGCTAAACTTATTCTTCAGTCTGGCATTAATAATGTATTCTATAGAAGTGCCTACAGAGATGATGCGGGAATTAAATTTTTGGAAAAAGGAAAAGTAAAGGTGATTCATGTCAAAGATTCATGAATATCAATGTATAAACTGCGATGCAGATTTTAAAATAAAACACGATATGGACTCAGATTACTGGCATATTGAATACTGTCCATTTTGTGGCGATAAACTAGATGAAGATAATTTTGTAGATGACGAAGATAATTAAAACAGCAGGTATAGACTACTCACTAACATCACCAGCAATTTGTTTTGATAACAGATTTTTCTATCTCGGTAAAGAGTTCAAGACCTGGGAATACAAAGGTTGGCAATTCGAATCTACCAAATATCCTACATATGAATGTGAAGAAGAGCGTCACCACAAAATTTCATTGTGGGCGACCGGCATTATTGTTTCATCTAATATAGATAGTGTATACATTGAAGACTATGCTTTTGGAGCTAAAGGTAGAATTTTTAACATAGGAGAAAACACAGGACATTTAAAACATGAGTTGTGGAGACACGGAGTTAAATTTTCAGTTGTAGCACCAACACAAATAAAGAAGTTTGCTACAGGAAAAGGCAACGCAGATAAACAAGCAATGTTTGACGCTTTTACCAAATTGGTGAAAGTAAATTTACAGGATGCCTTTGAACATAAAATTCTAAAGAATCCTGTAACCGACATTATTGATGCGTATTACATTAGTAGATACGGAGAATCAATAAACAAAGGAGAAGTAGATGGCCAGAAGACCAGTGAAGCAACAGGTAGAGCAAGACCAACCAGCGCAACAGAGTCCACAGAAAAGGGAAACAAATCTAAACGCACTAAGAGTAAAGATTGACCATCTAAAAACATTTGAACCTCTTACAGAAAACCAACGAAAATTTTATGAGGCATATAAAAGACAAGATTATTTTATCGCATTACACGGAGTAGCAGGAACAGGTAAAACATTTATTGCACTATACAAAGCACTCGAAGAAGTCTTAGATAAAGCAAATCCTTTCAATAAAATCATTGTTGTTAGGTCATCAGTTCAGTCTAGAGACATGGGCCACTTGCCTGGAGATGTTGATGAAAAAATGAGTATCTTTAGACAACCATATCAACAAATTTGTCACACTCTGTTTGGTAGAGCAGATGCTTATCAAAGACTAGATGAACAAGGGCATATAGAATTTATTAGCACATCATTCATTCGTGGTATGTCATTTGATGATGCTATCATCATAGTAGATGAAATGCAGAATATGAATTTCGAAGAGATTGATACTGTAATGACCCGTGTCGGTTATCGCTCTAAGATTATCTGGTGTGGAGACTACAGACAAACAGATTTAAGAAAGAACAACGATAAATCAGGAATTTTAAAATTCTTTGATATTGCAAAACATATGAAATCATTTACTAGAATTGAATTTAGCGCAGACGATATTGTGCGTTCATCATTGGTGAAGGATTACATTCTAGCAAGAATGCACTACGAAGATACAGAGGAAAACTTATGAATTACTATCAGGGAGAAGTTATAACTGAACCAAATCGTTGGGAGCAAGTTGTCAAGTTTTGGAATGTTTTTTCTATGGATAGAATTTGTGGTGTGTATTTAATGATAAGTTATCTATACGAACAACACAATGTGAGAATGGTTGCCAATGAAGAGTTTAAATATATTTGCGAGAGACTACACAGCAATATGGCAGAAGTCTATCAGTCAAAAGAAAATTCTTTTCCATTTACAGAATTAGTTGACAAAGAAAAGTTAGAGAGTTATAATACAGCGTTAATAGAAGAATATCCAAAACTTTTGCGTTATAGGGCAGAAGTATGGTATGAGAAAAAAACAGGACAAAAGTTAAATGAGTAGAAAATACGATGCACAAGTGATATTGCCCTTCATCACCGCAATTGCTTTATCGGCGATTGCGGCGTTTTATTCTGTCATTGGTTTAGCGCAGATATTTCCTGGTTCATACTGGCCAGTTATCATAATGGGTTCAGTTCTTGAGGCATCTAAACTTGTAACCGTTTCGTGGTTGTATAACAATTGGAAAGAAACGGCACGAATCATGAAATACTATTTTGTTATTGCCATTATTTTGTTGATGGGCATAACATCAATGGGTATCTTTGGTTATCTATCGAAAGCACACTTAGATTCAAATGTTGTTATAGGTGCCAATAGTGTTCAGTTAAAAACACTAGAGACACAAGAGAAGATTGCTAAAGAGCGTTTGAATTATCTATTACAGAGAGCAGGTGACCCTGCCACAGCATCAAACAGAATTGATAGACAGATTCAAGAAACACAGTCAGAGTTGAAAAGAATTGCCAATGAAAAACTTCCTTTAATGTCGGAAGAAAATAAACTAACGGCAGAGATTGGTCCTATCAAGTATATTGCCGAAGCAATGTTTGATAAAGAAGACCCATCATTTATTGATAAAGCAGTTAGATTAGTTATATTCACAATCATCATTGTGTTTGACCCTCTTGCAATTTTATTATTAATTGCCGCAAATCAAACAGTAAGAAAAAATGTAGAAAACGAAGACCGAGCAATACAAGCATCATTACCAAAAAACATGAGAGCGGTTCATGTGAATGATATTGTTGAACCCATTATAGAGCAACCTGTAGAAGACATTACTGAAGAGGTTGAACAAACGCCAGTTAATCCAACAAGAGTTTGGAATAAGTTTAAATCATTTAGTGAGACAATTCGTAGACCATCGCAATTGAAGAAAGATGAATAAAATAAGATTTCATAATGTGAAATATGCGGGTAGCAATGACTTGGATTTCGCTCAATTTTGACTAAAAAACAACGATTCCGCACTCATTTTCCACTTAAAAATCAAGCACTTACAAGACACTTGACAAATTTCAAAAATTATGTTAGACTGAGCATGTTAAATTAAATAGGAGTTGTTATGCTTAGAATTGAAAAACTGGCGAAGCGAGATACCGCTATGCTTATTGAAGAAAACGGCAAAAAAATCAAGGTCTATGGACTACCATACAGAGTTTCAGGTAAACCATTAAAAGGCAACGGAACATTTGCTAATGTTTCAATTTGCCAATTTTTCGCTACAGAAAAACAAGCACAAGAATTTTTTGCTAAAGTAGAATTGGAATGGAAAGGAGTATTTTGATGTGCCCTATTACTAAAATGAAAGTATTTTTTGCCAATTGGTCATCTACTATCGGATGGTTCTTGCTTATCATTGCAGGAATATTTTGTCTTGTCACTCCATCATTTGCGGCAGATAATAAACAATTATATGAACAAAGATGCTATGAAGTTTTTAATGAAAAGCGTGGTGAGTTTGCGAGAATCGGTTCAACACTAGGAACACTAGCGACACTTGGTAGAACAGGCGATGCCGCCACTCTTGCCGCCATTGCTGGTCCTGTTGTTGGTGCCAAAGTTGGTGAGCGAGTTGGTCCTGCAATTGTCGGTCCTCAAGCAACATACAACACACAATGCATTTATATTCCGGTGGTCAAATGAAATTACGAGTATCCGAAGAGAAAGGATTTGCTTTTGATGTTGATGACATAACATATCATCCTTTGACCAATAACATTCAGTTGAGAGTTGAATCATTGAAAATGGAAGATGTTGGTGATAAACTAATTGCCATATTTGAAGGTGCCGAAAAATTTTGTAAAGTATATAAATCAAATAATTCAACCAATGTTTTTTATGTCTTACTTGAAGAAGTAAAAAACATTACCACAGTTCTTTTTAATTCGGAAATCATGGCGATTGAATTTGCCAAAGAAATTACAAAAACTACTTGACAAAAACACCAAGACTACATATACTTGAACTAATTAAATTTTAGAAAGACACATTATGATTCTTGTAGACTTGAATCAGGTTATGATTTCCAACCTGATGCAACAGATTAATTCACGCACCGATGTTGAATTGTCGCCAGACTTAATTCGCCATATGGTGTTCAATGCCCTTAGGTCATACAAAGTTAAATTCGGCAAAGAGTTTGGTCGAATGATTATTTGTTGTGACAATAAAGACTACTGGCGCAAAAAATATTTCCCTTATTACAAAGCAAACAGAAAGAAGACTAGAGATGAATCTGGATTCGATTGGAATCTTATTTTCGAATGTTTGAATACTATCAAGAGAGAGATTAAAGAATACTCGCCATATCTTGTTATTGAGATTGAACATGCAGAGGCAGACGACATTATCGGAACAATATCACACACAGTAAGAGAAGAACCAATTCTTATTTTGTCCGGCGATAAAGACTTTCAGCAATTGCAAATCTATGATAACATTAAACAGTATTCGCCTATTCTAAAAAAGTTTATTGCTTGCGATAATGCAGAAACATTTTTGATTGAACATATCATTACAGGTGACAGCGGTGATGGAGTTCCTAATATTCTATCAGATGATGATGCTATCGTTAGTGAAGATAAAAGACAGAAACCGATTCGTAAAGATAAAATTGCAAAATGGGTTTCAGACTTAGATAGTTTATTGGGTAGTGTTAATCGAATCAATTATGATAGAAACAAAAAACTTATTGATTTGCGTGAAGTGCCTGATGAAATCAAACAGCAAATTCTTAGCAAATATAATGGTAATATGATTGAAGGTGGTCGTGAAAAATTACTGAATCTTTTCATTGCCAAGAGAATGAAAATGTTGATAGAAGTTTTAGAGGAGTTTTAAATGAAAATTACTTTGTTGCCTTGGTGGGCGATGCTGATTGCTATTATTTTAGTAGCAATTTTTATTATTGGTTTTCCTTGGGCGATTGTCTGGTCAATCAATACATTGTTTGCGCTATCTATCCCATACACACTTGAGACATGGTTAGCTGCATCCGTTCTCGCTTATATCTTTGATAAGAGTATTACAATTAAAAGCAAGGCAAGTTAATGATTGAAAAAATTTATTTAGATATGGATGGCGTAATCGCCGACTTTGACAAACGATGGTTTGATGTTTTTGGTCGAACACCACTAAAGTCGAGAGACAAAAAAGAATTTAGTGGCGATTGGGAAAATTTTATCAAAGACAAGAACTTTGAAAAACTTGATTGGTACGAGGGTGGACAAGAACTACTATCTTATATCAAAAAACTAAATGTTCCTGTTGAAATTTTATCTTCAAGTGGTGGTAAAAAATTTCATAGTGAAGTCGAAACTCAAAAGAAAGTTTGGTTAAAGAAAAATGGTATAGCATACAAACCAAACATAGTAGCAGGTCGTAAATTGAAAGCAGAGTATGCATCACCTAAGGTTGTATTAATTGATGATACACCAGATGTTATTGATGGATTCAAAAAAGCAAATGGTAATGCAGTATTACATAAAAATGCAAAAGATACAATTGAGAAGTTAAAACAATTAGGTTTATGATTAAGTGGTTGAAGTATTCTGGTGTATGGATTACAGTTGTTGTTAATCCTCTTCACTGGCAGATGAGAGCAGACACAATTAGACCAGATGAACTAAACCCTAAACTTTATGGGGTTGTAGTGAATCTAGGTCCTATTGTTATTCGTATAATTGTAGATGACGGGAGTTGGTAATGAGCATAGAACAAATAGTTATTGCTACAGTTGCTTGGCTTATAATGATAGCGATTGTATACAGGCATAGTGGATTTGAAAAAATTCGTGATTGTTATTTGATGTGGACAAAAAAAGAATATTGGACTGATTACAACACAGTAGAATTTCTTTCTTGGACAGCAAAAGCAATTATTATTGTGCCAGGTTTGATTTTTGGAATCAGTATTTGGTGGTTGTATTTTCTAACACTTTTTACAAGTTTAACATTAATTTGGGCAAGCAACAAAAAATTGTTGCCGACACTTGTAGGTTTCAATACACTATGGGCGTGGATTAGTTGTATGGTGTTGGCACAGCATTTGATTGGATGATATGATTTTAAAAGTTGTAGATAAAATTCACACAGGCATTGAAGACGCTCTCATATGGGCAATGAGAGACTATCAATCTCATCCGGTTAGATTTTTGATTGAAATCTTAGCGTGGATTCTTAGCATTGGTTGTTCTATTACAATGGCATTGACTGTTCCGAATCCTCCGCTATTGATTCTTTATCCTGTTTGGATTGCCGGATGTGCGCTATATTCTTGGGCGGCATGGAGTAGAAATTCCTTTGGAATGCTTGCAAATTATTTGTTATTGACTACAATAGATACTATTGGTTTGATTAACATGATGGTGAGATAAATGATTAAAATTGAAACAGGTGTTGAATTGCGCTTTCAAGATGCGGCGGTCATTGAGGTAGTTCCTGTTGACCCCGATTTTAGCGATGATAATTTTGGTGAAGTATTTTTGCGTGACCTTGTCCGTAACTATATAGATGATGTAAAAGGTTTTGGTGATGATTCTATCAAAGAACTGAATGATATCAAATCTGAATTTGAATCTTGTCTCAGAATAATTGTTGATTCTATCTTAGAAGAATCAGAACCAAACACAAAATTTTCTTGTATGGTTGAAGAAGACCCTGAGACAGGTGAGGCAATCATTCAGTTGCCTGAAGAAAAAATGAAAGAGATGGACTGGCGGGCTGGTGATTCATTACAGTATACATTAACAGAGAACAAACAAGTCGAGATTAGAAACATATCTAGAGAGCAAAGACAACAAAATGCTAAAGAAGATTGAAAACTATCTAAAAAATCGTGCTGGTATTCCAACACCCACAGCAGAAACTTGGAGTGGTTGGCGCAGACATGATGAAGAATATAAAAATAAAGCACCGCTAACACATGCGGTGTTTAACATTATTGATTATATCGATACAAGAATTCATTGGTGGATTGTGAATCCTGTAACTGATTTTTTCTACGGCATTCGTTGTCGATTTATCAGTCGCCCTTGGATGGCAGATTCTAAATTGAATCGCTATCAATGGATGGACAAAGATACTTTGATTCTTCACTCTAACTTTGAAACACTTGTTGATTATGTTGAAGTTGAACTTGCGACATACGGGTTTGGTCGTAGCACAGATAATAAATTACTTGAGTTGTGGAATCATGTTCCAATTTTGCGTTTCTTCAGACCAGAAACAAGAAATGTTCAACACGGATTAAACTACTTGCGTTGGTGTGCTAAACTTGCAAAGCCATACAGCAAACACTATGAAGAATCTTATGTTGAGAATGGTAAAGCAAAAGAAGGTTCGCAACCTTGGTGTGCCGAAGAGGCATTTGAACTATACAAATGGTGGAAAAAAATTCGACCAAAACGACCAGACCCTCATGATGCAGGTGGTTGGACAGAATACTGCAAAAGAAAAAGAGATAGCGGTCAAGATTTGCTAGATGACGATAATCAAGATGATACTAGTGAAATTCACAAAAAATGTTTTGAGCTTGAACAGCAGTATGAGAAAGAAGATACAGAGATGTTGATTCGTTTAATTAAAATTCGTAAATCATTGTGGGTGTAACATGCCATTATATCTAGTAGAGACAGTTTCAATTTTTCGCCAGCGTTATGTTATTGATTGCAAATCAGAGGAGCATGCGAATGACACAGTAGTATTCAATACTACAGGCGGTGCTGAAAGTGAGTTTAAAGAATTCTCACAAAAACATGTGGGTGAAGAAATTGTAAGCACAAGAGAAATTACAGAGGCAGAGGCATTACAATTATGTGATAAAGATAATGATTATGCCAAGGTTTGGAATGATGAACACAAGAAAAATGTTTTCTTTACAGTTGTTAGTTATGGAGGAGATAAAGAATGAAATACATATTTAAACAAATCGACACCTATACTCCGTCAGAGACCACAGTAGAGTTTACTGCCGATACATTAGAAACAATTTTAGAACAATTTCATTTTTTTCTGAGAGGTTCTGGTT